AATAATAGTTTCCTATTATTCTTCAATAGTCGGGTATCCTGTGTCCTGCGTCTTCTTCGTGAAGATTTGGATGGCTTTAGATACTTGTCAGCGGTCATCAATTCGCGGCCCCCTTAAGAAGGGATGTCGCGCCTACCAGCAGCGTACGAAGTCGATCGTTCGTTCTTCGGCTGCGTCCTGGCAGGCTATTTCTGGCCTTGAGCTCCCCCCCTTTCGTTGGGAGGGCGGTTCTTGTCCGGAGATGGCCCGGGCCGTTAAGGAGTACCTCTCCAACACTGTTTCTACCGACGAGTCGCTTCAGATGGGTTTTCAATCCATCAAGAAGCTTCTCCCCGATAGTTGCAAGTGCATGGAGGCGGGACTCCTTAGTGACCTGGTCAATCGTTTGGGGATGGCACCTCGTGCGCTTCCCCCCGGGTACCTTTCATTTGTGAAGTCCGAGACTCGTAGGTTATTTCCTAAGGGTTGGGACTCCGCTTATGAGGGTTTTTGCTTGTCGACCGCCCCCCCACTTTCCTCCTGTTGCGAAGCAGGTCGGGCCGAAGGGGGTTCGCTTTCTGTCCTGGCCCCAGCCTCTCAGAGCGAGTACCTCGATGCCGTTCTTCACGGATCCGAGGATAACCTCTGTGAGTCGTACTGGGGGGACATGATGGTTGTGCAGTCCGCAGGTAAACCTCGTCCTTTGTCAAAATTCCCAGCGTCTTCCTTGTTCTTGAAGCCGCTGCATAAAACAATTTATGGAAATTTGTCAAAACGGGATTGGCTTCTCCGTGGCCCTCCGTCAAAAGAGAGCCTCCGTCGAGCCGGGTTTAGACCTGGCGGTGGTGACTTGGTGTCGGGCGATTACAAATCGGCTACCGACAACTTACCAATTGAGACGATGGAAGTCGCGCTCGCAGTCATGCTTGATAATGCCGTGAACGTCCCTAGGGGCGTTCGCGAGTTGGCCAAGCGAGCGTGTCGACCTCTACTCTGTCACGAGGGAGAGTTTTTTGAAGTTAAGGTTGGTCAGATGATGGGATCGCTCCTATCTTTTCCCTTCCTTTGCCTCCAAAATTATCTAGCCTTCCGGTGGTCCTGCCGTACTTCTGGAGTACGGGGCCGCGTTCCGGTATTGATAAACGGCGATGATATCCTCTTCCAACATGATTCGCCTTCCTTTGTGGCGAATTGGTTTAAAGTTGTCGGTTCGGTCGGTTTGGAAGTCGAACGTACCAAGACTTCGGTGGCCCAGGATCATGGTTCCCTCAACTCAACGCTCTTGCGTTGGGAGGAGGGTTTCTTGGTCCCGGTTTGGTCGCCTCGCTTCGGCATGTTCCGTCCTGCGGATCATCCAGGCTCCTTAGGTGCGAATTTTCTTTCGTTCCTTAAGGGAGCGCCGAGCAAGTACAGGTTTTCCGCGGGACGAGAGTGGTTTAAGTGGCATATCGGCGAGCTTCGTGCTGCCGGTGTGTCACTTCCTTCTCTCGGTTTCCGCGGCCTGTTGGCCAAGAGGCTTGCCAGCCTTCACCACCTCCTCTATCTCGCCCCTGGCGAGCTTCCACCTTACTATCGTAAGCATGGCATTACTATGTCTCCAGACTTTGTCGTGGAGGTAGATGCCGATGCTCTTAGTGAGGAGGAGCTTCGTTGGAGTTCGATGGAGGTTGCCGCCCAAAAGTGGGGCATAGGGTTCGTTCCAGAGAACGAAGAGCGCGCCGCCATACGTTACTGCATGGCTCGCACGGCTTGTAAGAGCCGGCCCTTCGATTTCTTTTCGGACCTTACGCCCTTCTGGGCCAGCGACGAGGAGATAAGATTCCGCCAGCGGGGACTTACTCAGGGGAGAGCGTCTAGGAGCGCATTGACAAAAGCTTTTCTTGCACCTTTAGAGAAGAGACGAACTGTCTTGTTCGTCGCCTCCGTGCTTGATCAGCTCGTGCCCGATCTCGGGCGCGGAAATTTGCCTCCTTATTCAGAGGTTCCGGGCCTTGTTGACTTTGGGACCGTACGCTGCGGGTAGACGCGCCCGCGTGGGGAAAGCCTGCTCATCGCCGGGTAGAGCTAGGTGTCCCGTCATTAGTGTGCTTGTCTACGTTCCGGCAAGCAGGAGATGGTCAGAGTGATAGTCCTTCAAGGAGGGATACTCTTAGCCCGTGAGGGCGAAAGGGGAACGGGCAACAGGCCACGGTTACATTGCTCAGTAGCCGTGCGGTGTTACCTACGTCCGCTATCATGGTTCCGGTCGCTGTGAACTGGATCCTGGCCGTCGGCCGAAGACCTGCCCACGTGCACGTGGGAACACGATGATATGAAGGGTTCCTAGCTCGTACTGCTAGGTGAGTGTTGGCTGGAGACGTAGACCATGCTAGTCGAACTCCGAGTGGCGCCCCCGGGGCTGCCTTTCCCGCGCACTGCGCG